GTCGGGGGTCCTTGGATGGAGTTTGGTCGCATCCTTCTGTCATTGAAGGATTCGTTCATACCTGTCCAGAGTCGATACCCGTGAGGGTATTTTCTCAGACAAGGGTAATCTTGAATCCATTTCAAGAGCCCGAGGCAATGATGAGAAACCATCTATTCCCATTTGACATGCTATGTCAAACGAAGAAAAGATAGTACTTTTCATTGCAAACTTCACCTTCTCGTCGAAGGTGGCTGCAAGTTTTGATAGCTCGTTGCTATCAACAACTTCCGTAGAAGTATAAACCGAATGGTTTAACTTCTTTCTTAGGCTCATGAGTGAACCTAAGACGGTTTCTTCCGGGTCAAAGGAATTCAGTGTTCGATGAACCATCGTAGCCAGGTCATCACCTGGTAACGAAAAGTTCAAGCCAAAGGGCTCACATAAGTGAGCGACTTTGTCGAATACTCTCTTCTGACGATCCGAAAGAAGACAACGGCTCTGGCGTCCTAATAGACGGCACAAGTCTAGGAAATTGTCATCAGACATTTTCCTCCACTTAAGCTGTGGTATCACCACATCTTTTGTGATTATCTTTCCTGCAAACTCCGAGAGTATGCAAGAGGATATTGACTTGTCCGGACTATGCGGACAACCCATCCGATCGAGCACGGAGATGTAGTCTTGATGCAATTTAGCATCAAGGATTACTACATCATCTCCCACAACAAAGAACTGATCACTAAAGTGACCAGCTAGATGTCGGAGAAGAAGTCCGTGTGTGAGGGTGAAAGAACCAAAACTTGGGAATAATCCCAAGGGCTGTCCTTTCGTCCAGTGAAGAACTCCAAGTGGAGACTTCCATTCCCCTTGAGAGATCTCTTGGAAAAGTTCCAAGTGGTCCCAATCTTCCTTCTGGATGATGGCTCTAAGAGCTGTCATCTGAAGAGAGAGAGGAAAGTGATCTGTCGCGGACGACAGGTCAACTGAATGTACCTCACCACCTTTTGCAAGGTGGGATTGGATGTGTGGAATTGCTTTCGATTGATCGAAAGTACAATCCCAGGGTAGTGATCGAACAACATCATAGATCTCGAGACCTAATGGCCTCAAGACTTCTTGATGTATTCGAAAAGGAGAAGCTACTGAACGTAGCTTCCCACCAGGTTCTTGTAGGAAGTGGATTTCTCCACCTCTTACTGTACCAGAAGCATTCTCACGAGGTGTGAGACTGTCCAGGTACTCTCGACGTGCTTTCATACCAAGTAAAAGTGGCTGATAAAGCCTCTTGAACTTTGCGTATAATCGCATGCCACCAGATGTATTCAGATAATGGAGTTCATCCAATATCCTATCCGTCTGAGGCATTGATCGAGATCCCAAGAGTCCTGGTGCCTTCTTATCAGGTGAACCCTGATAAGTCACTAGAGGTCGGGGCACACGATGCACCGATCTCCGTTGCACTGTTCTCTGGACTGTCTTTGCAAAGGATTTGTGAAATCCTTTAGACAAACCATCATCAACTTGATTAGGGTTGATGCCCGATAAGAACTTATTCTTCTGACTCTCAGTGAGATCAGAATGAATGTAGAATGTGTAAGCCATAAAGGCCTGCACAGCTCTAGCAAAGTTCTTTTCGGATTTGCGGGCCCATCGAAAGATGGAACCGATGGTTCCTGCGATATCTCCCCTTCGATTCTTACGAATCCAAGTAAGATTTCCCAGGCCAGACTGGTCCCGAATAAGATCAACTTTTAGACTTTTCAGTCTAGAAATTGTCCATTCGATACCGGAACAGCTTTCCCATTTAACCATAAGCTCCACAAAGGGCTTAATGGTATAGGTGGGAACGCCAATAACAGAAAGGCGGCGATGTAGTCCATCCTGATGTTGTTGCATTTGCAACATACTCGTACTCCTTCCGTGGCAATGCCACTTTGGATAAGAGAAACATCGGATAGGCGACGTACCTAACCTTAAGTCTTAGGTTGGCTCATATGTTAGATCTTCCTCTCAAATCTCTTAGTTTGAGATTCAGATCGATTAGGAATGCTAACATTCCTAACAGCTAGAAATTGCGGTAGGACATAAAGTCCGTCCGTAGTCTCA